AAGGGGGACTTATACTAAAGGGGGAATATGGAAGACTATATCTTTAAAGCAGAAATTGCCCTTATTGTAATCGGCATTATCTATGTTTTGATAAAGCCAAAGAAGGGCAAAGGTAAACGAGCCGATAACAAAGTAGGGATAAAAGAAGATTTTGCAAAGTGGATTGCTAGAATGAATAGTTTCTTAGGTAAACTATCAAAGTCCACATTGCCTAAATGGTATGGGTACCATCTCCTAATCTATGGAAGTACAGGTACAGGTAAGTCTACATATGTAGAGTATACCTTTAAACAGATTATGGATACAATCCCTAATGCCTCGTTTATAGTTCTCAATCCACATCATAGGCAAGGACAATGGGGATTGCAAAAATGTATAGGTGGTGGTAGGGAATATGGAGAGATAGAAGGTGGTATTCAAGCGGTACTAGAGCTTATGAATACTCGATACCAACAATATTATGCTGATAGCAAAGTCAAGTTCAATGATGTGTTTCTAGTGATTGACGAATTGCCCGCTATTACTGCGAATACGAAAAAGGGTGTTGTATCGGAAGCATTGAAACAGATAAGTAGTGAAGCCAGGAAAGTTAACATATGGCTAGTAGTACTTTCTCAATCTAAACTCGTTAAGCAGCTTGGCTTTGAGCGTGCAAGCGATATGCTTGAGAATTTCTGTATGATAGAAGTCAATAAGCCTTATGTTAGGTATAGTGTAGCGGGTAAAGATTATGAGGATATGTTCAGGGTTGTGAAAGTAGATATTAGCGATAGGGTATCTCTATGAGAATAGATATTTTAGATACACCAAACTGGCAAATATCTATGCAAGGGTGTAGACTAAGTTATTACTCACAAAGGAATAGTGATAGTACGAGGGACGTTTTAGGGGATAACGATAGAGTATTGCTAGAAAAGTTAATCAAAGCGGGCAATTCGCATAGCAAAGTTATGCGTACATTGAACATAACACTCAGTATCTATGCTCCACTATATATGTGGAAACAGATTGATACATACAAAGTAGGAACAACAACATTGTCAACGTCAACGATGCATACGTTGCATAAAATAGATAGTTTTGAACAAACACACTTTGCAACACATATACCACCGGTTATATTGTATCTATTGAATGATTACTTACAGTATTTCAAGCGCACAAGAGATAAAACTATCTGGCAAAGGCTAATAGGATTGTTGCCAAGTAGCTATATGCAATTGAGGTATTGGTATGGTAACTACCAGGTATTGCGAACTATAGTAGAACAAAGACATAGCCATAAGCTAGATTGTTGGCAGGAGTTTTGTAACCAAGTTGAGGAGAAGGTGCCATACTCATATCTTCTCAATTTGTGATATCTAAATACTTTAAAAATTGCCCCCTAGTTAATCTAGGGGGTATTTCTTATGTAGTACTAAAGTACTATTGACGTAATGTACAGAAGATATTAGGAGTATGATATAATGGGGACAAAGATAATAGTTGTTGGTAGTGGTTTAGCAGGGTGTACCGTAGCAGGATATCTTGCTGATAAAGGGTATAAAGTACAGATACTCGAAAGAGATAGTGTTATCGGTGGTATGGTGAAAGATGAGCAAGGATACCAACTAGTCGGTATGCACATCTTCCATACTAACAACAAGATGGTGTATGACTATGTGTCACGGTTCACACACATATACCCATATGAACATAAGGTTATAGGTAAGTATGGAAATAGAGAGATACCTTTGCCTGTATCGTTACGCAGTTTAGATGCTGTGTATGGAGAAGACCACAACTACCCATACCCTAGTGTAGGAACTTACAACAATGCATATGAATACCTGATAGATAGGTTTGGGGTAGCATATACCAATATCGTATTTTCTGGTTATAGTCGAAAACAATGGGGATTGCCCCTATCAAAACTACCACCGGGTATAGTTCAACGCGTGGTAGTACGGGAAGATTATAGTACATCATACTTTCGAGATAAATACCAGGGTATACCTATAAATGGATATACTGCAATGCTGCAAAATATGATTAACCATAAGAATATAGGTATTCAGTATGGTGTATCTTGGGATATGTCTATGTATAGCCCAAAAGATACTTATTTCTATAGTGGTTGTATAGGAGAGCTTACAGGGTGGTATCTACCATACCGATATGTGAGTATAGATACCGATACAATCCATCAGACAGAAAGCATAGTCAACCATCTAGATATGGCTATACCCTATACCCGTACGTATCTATCTTCTAATTTACCGCGTATCTCCTACTACAATAATCCTATTAGATGTAGAGAATACACTACTGATGCTATAGGAACAAAGGCATATCCTATGCCGTGGCTTATTGATAAGAGCTATATGGAGTATATCTCCAGAGATGTACCCAAAAACATTATTCCTATAGGTAGGCTAGGTCTATACCAATATCAGAATATGGATAGTGTTATAGCAAGTAGTTTAAAGATTGCAAAGGGGTATGATAATGCGTAAAATAGTAGTAGCAACAGGGTTTGACAAAGGATATGAGCACAAAGCAGCACCCTATATTACTTCGTTAGACAATATCAAAAATACCTCAGTAGATAAAGTAGTATTCACAGTAGGATATGATAAAGAAGATACAGACTACATAGAGTATGTACGGGTAAATCCTGCTAAAGACAGCATAAATAATTGTCTGCAACACGGTGAATACTTGTTTTGGTTGTTAGATAATGGATATCAATTAGAAGATATCGTAGTGTTTACTGATGCTGATATAGTATATCAAAGGGACTTGATGTTTATTGATGTTCCTATGGACATATCGCATTATGTGTATGCTGGGATAGATAATTGGTACGATAGTTCCTTGTATGCTATGGCAAAGAGACTTACCATAAAAGATGAAGAGCTATACCACTATGCTTTTCCCAACAGTCATAATATGGTAGGGTATAATACTGGTGTTCTAGTGGGTACTATACGTAATCTACTTGCGCTATACATTGCGTATATGCGATACTGGTATCAGGCTAATTCCTTGCTAGAACATTATGCAAAACAACAATTCGCCCTATCGTATGCAATGAACACAGATGTACCAACAAAGATACTTGGATATTCGTTTCATACTCATAACCACTACGGTATACCTGATGGGGTAGACATAGCTAACGACGGTAAGACGTTGTTGGTATATGGTATGCCAGTACTCATTCGTCATAAGTATAAAATCTGGGATTGACAAAATCCCAGAGATATGCTATACTATATACAGATGAGTGAGGTACTCATATAAGTCATAAGGATATAGGAATGAAAATCTTTACTGTTGGGAATAGTTCGGCAGAATTGGGCGTACTTGTAGAAGAACAGCAGCTAAAAGGTGCTGATGTTACTATTACTGTAATTAGTGTAGGGGAACAAGGTAGGGGACGTATCAAAGCATATATACCTGTGGCTAATGCAACCCCAGAGGAGAAAGTAACGAATGTAACCCTAGGGAAAACACGTACAGGAAACCCTAAATTCATAGCTATATCCCCAGACAATGATACAGATACCACCGACAAGTGCATTGTAGTTATGAAACATACCGCGGGGTATCGCGGTGGTGCTAAAGTTACAGGGGATAGAATAGATTGGAATGATGTGGAAAAGGGGTTTCATCCCTCCCCATTGTTGACCCTAGTACAAGGAGTAATAGCCCAAGGTATAGCAGGAAGGATGGGGGGAAACTCCCAATACATAGCTGAATTGCCAGCAAACAAAGTGTTTCGTATATCTCGGTCTGGTAGGCTGTACGGAGCGCCCAAGGCAATGTATGGTATGTATGACGGAGCTACTATTAAAATGGTGTCTTGGGAGGAACGTATCGCAGCAGATTTATGGTTTGACTAAGTATAATTCTAAATAGAAGTAAAGTAACCCTCTTGTCATATTAGCAAGAGGGTTTTGTTATGCCGTTAAAAGGGGGGTATATGACAACTGATGTTCTAGTTGTTACATCATTGTATAGGCCGAACTATCTATGGTTTAACAGCGTAGTCAACCAGAAATATACAATAGGGCGACTAGATCTATTCCAAATGTATCTAGGGTATCCTAAAGAAGAAGCTAGGGGAATAGATACCATCACCCATAAGATGAATGAAGCAAGAGGGGTATTTCTATCAGTAAATGGTAGTGGTTCATATGACTATATGATAAGCTTGGAAGATGATAATATAATATTGAGAGATACAGATATTCAATCTTTAGTCGAAAGTGCTATCGCGTATGATGCTGGTGTTATATATTCTCCCTATGTGTTTCGTAATGCTAATAATCTATCTAGCTGTGCAGTTGCTTTAAATCCTGATAAGGGATACTACTATACTGCTGATAAATTTGTTCTAAACTATTCAAATTGGTTACAGGGTAAGGATATAGTAGAGTGTGATGGTATGGGGCTAGGGTTTACGTGTATTAGTAGAGATACGTTAGCAAAGATTGAATTCAGACAACAGACAGCACGAGAGATAGAAAATTGGGGATATGTTGCGCATTGCGATACTACATTTTCCGTTGACTGTATCAATGCTGGTATAAAGCAATATTGCAATTTTGGTATACCAAATGGACATATCCATTACGATGAAAAGACAGCATACATAATGATACCAGACTATAGGCATACTGGCTTTATTCGCAAAGAGTATATAGAATGAAACCACAAATATCTACTGTATTAGAATACATAGAGCAATTACATAAAGAAATAGAGAAACTCGAAGAGCTATACGAACGTGCTATTGATAATAACTCGTTTATAGCAGCATTAGGTGCAAGGAAAGAGATACGAAGTATACGAAACGAGATTACAAGCTATGGAGTAGAATATGGGGAACAGATTACAGAATTGTCTAAGGGACATAAAGAAGAGGAACCCATATACACAGTCTTATGAGGAATTCCCTACTCTTCACTCCATACAAGATATTGTCATAAAAGAAGCAAAGAGATATAATGTTCTATGTGCTGGCAGAAGACTTGGAAAAAGCACTTTAGCAGCGTTCCTACTCCTATATCATTATCGCAATGCACCTCGTTTATATGTAGCTCCTACGTTTGACGATTTAACACCAGTATGGGATGAAACACTAAAATACATACCTGGCAATGCTATAGCGAATAAGGCAAATAGGACTATATATATCCCCGATACAGATATTCGTATAGACTTTAAGAGTGCAGAAAAGCCAGATAGAATGAGAGGTAGAAAATATGCTCTTGCAATAATAGATGAAGGTGGTGTTGTTACAAAGTTAAAAGAGCTAATAGAGCAAGTGATAAAGCCTACTTTGATAGATTATGAGGGTAGTCTATGGGTGATTGGTACCCCTAAGGGACAAAACTACTTTGCTGATATATATGCCTCGACAGAATACAAGCAATGGAATTTCTCATCATATAGCAATCCCTATATACCTCATAGTGAGCTAGATGCACTAAAAGAGACATTGCCAGAAAGAGTATATCGGCAAGAGATTTTAGCTGAATTTATATCTGATGGTCAACTATTTTCAAATGTACTCGAAGTAGCAACAGGAAAGCCAAAAGAGTATGTTGACGGTCATACCTATGCAATGGGCATAGATATTGCTTTCCAGCACGATTATACCGCTATAGTGGTTATTGACGTAACAGATAAAGAGGTAGTACAGTGTTACAAAGGACAATGGGAATTACAGGTACTAGGGGATATGCTAGTAACTCTCAATAAGAGATACAATCCAGAAATAATGAGGATAGATGCAACAGGTATGGGAGTTCCAGTAATGCAGTATCTAACCCCACTTAATCTACCACTTAAGCCTGTTACTTTGACAAAAGAGATAAAAGAGCATCTTATCAATAACCTGATAGTGTTTTTAGAACAAAAGAAGATAACTTTGCTAAATAATAAGGATATGATACAAGAGCTTAGTGTTTTTGAGGAGAAAAACGGTAAGTATAGTGCACCAGCAGGGTATAATGATGATATAGTGATAGCCCTCGCATTAGGTGTATGGGCATTAAGAGAATAATCTAGGGGGTATATGGAAGAATATGTAGTAGAATTGATTAAAGATACTGGTTATGCTGGTATCCTTATTGCAGTTTTAATCTATATCTTTAAGTTTCTAAAGAATGAAGTTAAAGATTTTAGGGATAGTTTAGAAGAGTATACAGAAACAGTAGACAAATTGCTACAAAATAACAATTCTCTAGTAGCACAATATCTGAATACTGTTGCATCATTGAAACAGATACATAATGCATTGCTTATTGCTTTTGATGGTAGCAATGTAGATAGTTATAAACAAGCAGCAAGGATATTGAAAGAAGATAAAGATGCACGAGAGGATAAACTAGAATGAGATATGAAGTAAAGAGAAAAGATACAGATACCATAGAAGGATATGGTATCATCTTTGATACACCGGACTTAGTAGGAGAAACCTTTACAAAAGATACCCACTTCGGCTTTAGTCGAGACGTTACGGGTATGCCTGTATACTATAACCACACATTGCAATCTAAAGATGGTACAGGGTTGAATAATCCTATAGGAACAGTCAAGGCATATCAGATAGATGATTTTGGTATCAAATTTGAAATTGAATTAGATAAACATAATAGATACATAGAAGAAATAGAGAAGCTAATTACTGCAAAAGCAGTAGGGTTGTCTAGTGGGGCATTATCACATACCGTTATAAGGGATACTGAGGGGACTATTAAACGATGGGATATGGGGGAATTGAGTATCACCCCAATACCCGCTATGTCTGAAACAATTGCAACAATAAGAGGAGTAAAAACTATGGATATGGAAAAAGAACAGAAAGAGAAAGAAGAAATTACGGGTACTAGTGAAGAAATGGAGAATGAAGAAGGGACTAAAGTAGAAGAAGAGAAAGAAAGTATGAAAGTATTTAATAATAAGATTGATAACCTAGAAACACAAATTAAGACTATCCTGGAAACAATGAACAATGCAAAACCTGCCAGTTCTTTGCAATTCTCTACTAAAGGTGGAGATAGTGATAGCGCGGGCAATGGCATTAAGTCTTTGGGTGACTATTTCCTTGCGGTGTATCGTAACGATACCAAACGACTTAAAAATGTATATGGTGTGAAAAGTCTTAACGAGGGTACTGGAGAGGATGGGGGATATACTGTACCAGAACAGTTTATCAATACCCTGCTTAAAGCAACTCGAGAGGCTAGTGTCATTGAACGCCTTGCACGGGTATTTCCTATGGCAAACCGTACGCTAGATATTCCAGTGTTGCGTCAATCAGGGGATTATGTAGCAGGACAAAGCCAGTACCATGGTGGTGTTAAGTTTGTCAAAGTAGGGGAAAATGAAGCACTAAGCGAAACACAACCTGCCTTTGACCAAATTACTCTTACTGCTCACAAACAAGCAGGTTACACCCAAGTTACACAAGAACTTATGACTGATAGTCCTATGACTATTGAAAGTGTGTTGACTAGCCTGGTAGCAGAAGCACTTGCTTATCGAAAAGATTATCTCTTTATTAACGGTTCTGGTGTAGGCGAACCTTTGGGACTTTACAATAAGCCTGATGTGCTTATTAACGTAGATATTACTGATGCAACGCCTACTCTTGCGGAATTCGCTAAAATGCGTAGTCGTTTGATTAGTAGTTCTCTTAAAAAAGCAGTATGGCTTGTTAATCCACTGCTGTCACACTTGCTTTTTGCACTTGACAATGATGCTGTTGGATTTATGCCAGATATGCAGGGTACTCCTAAGTTGACTTTTATGGGTATTCCCATTGAATTTAGTGAAGTACTTCCATCTACTGTTGCTAGTGGTGGTATTCTGTTGGCTGACTTTGGATACTATGCTATCGGGCAAAAACAAGGTCTTAGTGTTAAATCGAGTGAGCACGTTGGTTTTCTGAATGATAACGTTACCTGGCGGTTTATTTGGCGTGGTGATGGTCAACCATGGATTGATGGCACTATTGCGATTGGTAGTGGTGATGACGATACTGTTAGCCCATTTGTAAAATGCCAGTAATAAAGGGGGAATAAATTATGTCTACTGAAGCAAAACTCTATGAACGTTTGGGAGTAGCCGCTAGTGTTACTCCTCAGTCTCTTTCTTCAGGTACTACTGCTGCTACTTCTATCCCTACTGACAGTGTAGATATGCGAGTAGCTGATAAGGCACTCGCTATTGTGTCTGTAGGCAGTGAAGCTGATTATACTGTTACTGCCAAAGTAGAGTATGGTAGTGCCTCGTACAACACAGCAGGTAGTGCTACTGCTTTTGCGTGGAGTGCAGTTAATACCGCGGCTACTAATACTGGTGGTACAAATTCTATTATCGGTATTGAGGTAGACGGTATTGCATTGCCAAGTACACACCCATATCTTAGGATTATTGCTACAGCAAGTCCTACGGGTGCCGATACTTTGTCTATTAGTGGTACGGTTGTTACGTATGGCAATAGGTATAAAACTGTTCCTACGGAGCTAGATAGTGTTACAGAAGTAGAAAGTTAAGGTTTAATATATGGGGCAATACTTCATAATAGGGGTATTGCCCTTCTTTTTCGGTTTAGGAGTAATATAATGGCTTTTGAAACACCTATACTTTCAAATTATGAGCTTTATTCTATGAGAAGCGTACTACATAATCGCCTTATAGATACTGTAGACATAAAACCAATTTGGGGGGAATGGGTAGGAGATACCACACAAGCATTCGTAGCAGATGATGACCCGTCTGAGGCACCTATATTTACATCTACAAACCCATCACCCTTTACAGAAGCCATATCTATATTAGATATACCTTGTAGGGTTGAGAAGAGTGGGGGTAGTGTATACAGGTCAGCTAGTGGACAAAGCTATGCGTTATCAGGGCTAATGATATTTATACCTGCTGGTGTTACTGATGAGTATGATATATATACACATCAAAGAACGTTTGCGTCAGGTCTACAAACACAATACTATGGGCATTTTGCCTTTATAGGTGGTAAGGTATGGAGTGTCGAAAGGATACTTTCATATTCTACTAACAAAACCATAGCAATATTAGATTGCCTCGAAATACCCGCGCAATACAGTATAACTCCAGACAGCAGTATTGATTATGTCCTAGATGAGGATTTTGCATATATACTAGATGAAGGGTATGATTATATCTTAGGAGAAGCATAATGGGAAAGATTAGCACATATGATGCAATTACAGAAGTAGGTGGTCTTGCTGGTACAGACAACGTGCTATTGCAAAGGTCTGGCGCTAATAAGCGTGTTGCTTTGTCCGTTCTTAATACCTATTTTGATAGTGGTGGTGGTGGTGGTAGTGGTGCTGGTACAGAATTTATACTACATACAAGTGCAGGTTCAATTCTCCCAACAGAAGCTATTGTTTTAGTGGTAGTGCAAGCTAATATGACTTTGCCTAGCATTACGGATACCCCCCGTATTGTAGCTATGATAGGTGCTGGTGCTTTTTACACCATATCTTGTGCTGCTAGTAACTACATATATCTTGTTGCTAGTATGCCCACATCAATTTCCCTTGCGAATGAGGAAGCATTAGTATTGTTCAGTAGCGATACAAGCCAGAACATATGGGTTCCGATAGCGAATATTGCAGATGTGGGTGCTCTATAGAGAGGTTAAACTATGTTTCTTAAACACGATAAAGCAAAGCACAATATCAAAAGTCTTACCTTAGATGATTTTCTAAGGGAAGAGGACTATTATACCGACAATTCCCTACATTCCTACCCATTACTATATAATAGTGTACCGACACTCTATCGTTGTGTGGATATTAGGGCAAAGACTATATCAGCTATACCCATAATCTATCAATGGAGAGGGAAAGAATATAATCCAAACGACGAAGTACCACAACCAATAAGGGAATTTCATAAGAATTTAAAGGATTACTTATTCTATATAGAAGCATCACTTTGCCTAAGCGGTTCAGCATATCTACTGAGGAACACTAACGAGTATGGTTTTAATCCTTTGCCGATATCTATACCGCCGAATAGTATCACTCCATATTATAGCACAAATGCGTTTGCACCAGATTACTACATATTCAACGCATACAATATCACTACGAATATAGAGCACAAGGATATCATAGCGATATGGTACCCTAATATCGTAGATACAAGGTACCCTGGAATATCTCCTGTACAAGTAGCTCTTGCTAGTAGTGATGCTATGTATAATATGGATACTTTCACAACAAACTTCTTTAAAAGAGGGGCAATAAAGGCAACACTATTGACTGTTGGTAGTGATAATGTATTGGATAAACCCACTAGAGAGCAACTATCTCAACTAGAGCAATGGTGGTCAAAGCTTGTATCTGGAGTGAAGTCAGCATGGAATACTGCTGTTACAAGTGCAAATGTTAACCCTATGTCTGTAGGAGATGGATTGAAAGATATGGAGTATGGGACTATATCAGAACAGAAGAGGGAAGAGATAACTATAGCTATGGGTGTCCCTCTATCTTTGCTGATACCATCTTCTGCTAATTATGCTACGGCAAAAGAGGAAAGACTATCATTTTATGAGAATACCATTATACCAGAAGCTACCTTCATTGCAGAAGAGCTAAATAGAACATTCTTCTATGAATACGGCATAGAGCTTAGTTTTCAATTCAATAAGTTAGAAGTATTGCAAGAGAAAGAAGTAGATAAAGCGGCTAATGTCCAAAAGCTTGTATACGGTGGTATTATAACAATCAATGAAGCACGAGAAATGATGGGTTATCCCATAGAAGATTGTTATAATACAGTAGATACAGATAATCTTGTTTCTATAGAGAGAGAACAAGTAGAAGTAGAAGACGAGGTTATATCACTACCACACATATCAGAAGAGACAATAAAGAGACTAGGGGGAAACAATGGATATTGATACCGCTATAAATATCTTGCTTAGTAGAGTAGAATCTCTAGAAAATGACCTGAAAGCATATACAGAATATCTAGACAATAATCAAATACTCACTACAAAGATAAATAACGTCAAAACTCTATGTGAGTGTGGTATAAGCGTCAAAGATGCAATGAACATTGCACAAATAGATAGCTCTTCTATAGATATGAATAGCATTAAAAGTGTAGATGAGGAGTTATTGACTTTGCTAAAGGCTGATATAGGGGAATAACTATGTTAAAGTCTATGAAAAAGTCTATGGTAAAGAAGCCACAATGCACTTGTAGACATTGCAATGATGATAGTATAGATTATGTAGCAACAAAGGCTAGTAATGTATCTGATTTAGAACGTGATGAACTACTTATCTATCGTGCTGTGAAACCGTACTGGAATGACAATTATCCTTTTTACAATGCTATGGAAGCATTAACAGACAGTCTGCTTGTTGTTGCAAAAGGTACTGTGAAGAAAGAAGTATACCCATTGCTTGACAATAAACCTTTATATGGGATTATACCTATAGACTTATTCGTAGAACTACCTATACAGAAGACAGTAGAGTACATAACTCAACGGTATATGCCTATAGAGATTATTCCACTATTAGAAGCAAGCAATACTAAATGGATATCTGAAGGTAAACGAGAGAAGGTTTATTCTGAAAGTAGGCTATTGACGTTATGTATTGATATGAATACCGATATAGACACTTTATGTAAGCTCTATATTATGTGGAGTTTGGAATACTTACCCGACCTGTTGAAAGAGGAATATCGTAATGGGGATTATAGGTAGGATACTAAAGGGAGTATTGAGGTTTGTTCGAGGGGATAAAGAGAAAGCTCTAGATGATTTACCTAAGTATACTATAAAAGCTGTTGTTATCGTAAGAAGGGATGAAAGAACGTGTAAAGTATGTAGTCCTAAACATAATAGTGAATACATATTCCCTGGAAAATTCTCTAGAGAAGAAGCACAAGCAGAAATAGAGAAAATGATGAAACAAGTAGCTAGTGGAGATAGTCCAGAAAAAGGCATTTTGCCTAAGTATCACCCAAACTGCAGATGTACTATACGGCTTAAAAAGCGAAAGCAGGGTTAAATATTAGGAGATTAAATATATGGCAGCATCATATACAAGCACAATAACCAGTATCCGTTATCTAATAGGAGATAGTAGTATTCCCCAAGACTTAAGCGATACTATCATAGAAGATGTTATAGATAGACATAGTGTACAAGTGTTTCAGCTAGAAATAATGCCCGCTCATAGTAGCAAGAAAGTATATAGAGCATCTAGCGGAAACTGGATAGAAGCAACAATCTATGATAGTGATGATACTGAGGTATCGCCTAGTACATCTAATCTAATTAGGGGATACTGGAAATTCACAGAAGAGCAAAGTAGGCTATACGTTGACGGGTTAACTTGCAATATCTATGCTAGTGCAGCAGAATGTATAACTATTCTTATTGCAGTATTGCGAAAAGAGTATAGCTTTAGTACAGGAGATGGGAACTTTCAACGAAACGAAAGGATTGAAACACTCAAAGAGATGCATAATCACTATAGTGCAAAAGCAGTAGAGTACAGTATCAAAGGTGATGACTTTTAAAGGGGTAGAATATGTCTAATATATTGAAACAGATATACACAAAAGCTAAAGAAGAGGCAAAGAAAGACAATATAGTTCTATCCTATATGCATATCACAAGAGAACTATACTCTCTTAAAAGCCAGATAGATAGTACTATATCTAATATGCATAACTCTATTGACGCTCTATCTACTACCCTTGACGAAAACATTAAGTCTTTGCCTAGTATGATATCATCTTTTATGGTATGGGCTAATATAATTGATAAACCTACTCGTTTCCCCCCTATAGAACATAGGCATACTGTAGATGATATAGTAGATATGCCCGACCCATATCAATTAGAACAGCATAGCATAGTGGATTATCACACTGTACCCTTTACTAGTGATAAAGAGGTACCGATAACTGATAATGGAATATTGCAACTTCGTAGGCTGTCTATAGATGATATCAATCAGCTATCTGAAGAGCTAGATACTATCAAAAAGTATCGAGGCGGTACATACTATTATAGCCGTGGTAGTGGTAGTGGTGGTGGTAGTGGAGGTAGTAGTACTTTATCAGGTTTGACTGATACTAGCATCGTATTGCCTACTGAGGGGCAAAGCCTTATATACGATGCTGATACAGAAAAATGGGTTAATGGAGATAGTGGTACTTTCTCAATAGATAGTGGAGATACGTTCCCTATTGCCCCATCAGAAGGAGATTATTTCTTTAACACTACCTTGGGACTATTAGCATACTACGATGGTGTATCCTGGCAATACTTCACATTGCCTGATACTGTTATGTTAACAACTACCTATGACACAGATAGTAGTGGAGTTATAGATACTGCTGCATTGCCAACAGTAAGTAGTACTAGTAGTGGAATAGTCCCAGATACAAGTGGGGCAAATGAAGGGGATATTGCGAGTGTATCTAGTGATGGTACCCTCGAATATGTAACTCCTATTGTACCCACTAGTATAGGCAATAATCTACTTATCAATGGTAGTTTTTCCGTATGGCAAAGAGGAGCAAGCCATACAAGTGTATCTGAATTCGATTATACAGTAGATAGGTGGTATGTGCTATATCAATCTGCTGCTATCAATGTATCGAGACAAACAGGCAATACACAACCCTACTGTATTAGATTAACACAACCAAACGCCACATCTCAAAGGATAGGAATAGCACAGATAATTGAGGGGGTAAACTGTAAGCAGGTACGAGGGGATAAAATCTCTATATCTGGCAATGTCAAATTATCAGTATCGGGCAATGTTCGTTATGCTGTTCTAGCGTGGTCAGGTACAGAAGATGGGGATAGCGCAACAAGTCCTAGTCCTCATTTTAGTGATACTGCTAAAGATATAGTTAATTCTTGGACTTCTTCTACTTACACAGCAGGTAACTTCTTTAAGTCTTCTAATTTAGATGTGGTACTAACAGGCAATATTGCTTGTGATGGGTCTACATATTCTAGTTTTAGTGATACTTCTACGGGCAATGTACCAAATGATATGAATAACCTGATAGTATTCATATGGAGTGAAGATGCAATAGCACAAAATGCTACATTAGATATAGAAGCAATACAAGTAGAGAAGGGGGATACTCCTAATATTTTTCAACAGCGTAGTATAGGAGAGGAATTAGCTTTGTGTCAAAGGTATTGCTACGCAAAGTATGCCGATACCTATACAAGGCTATCTTTCGGTATGGGTATATCATCAGATAATTCTATTGTTATTATGTCTTTGTCTGGTGTGTTACGGACTGAGCCTATTATGACTACTTCTCCTGGAATGTTTCAGTTCTACTCCACTACTAGCATCATTCCTACCGGACTGATAGTCTATAAACTATACGCAAATGTTCTTACTTTGTATGGTACTAAAACCGGAAGTTTTACTAATGGGACTATGTATCAATTAAGAACTGGTGGTACAGCAGGACTAGTAGAATTTACTTCAGAATTGTAAGGGGGTAGAAACAAATGAGTTATATAGACACATATTCTATTGCGGAAACAGTTACTTTTCGTCAACAATGCTATATGTCTCTTATTAAAACTGCAATATCTATTGTTGCAGAAAGTGATACTACAGATAATCACGCTAATAGACTAGCTTTTGCCTATGATGTGCTTAGAAATACTACTAAACACACGGATAATATGAGTTATGCCATTGCGAATTATGCAGTAGATAGTACAGATATGGATATAGATACCAAAATCAGTTAGTGGTATATTCAACGCTTATGCTAATGCCTATGCATCACAACAAGATATAGTCTAGAAATAGAAAAACCCCTAGAGTGTACCATTTAGGTATACCCTAGGGGTTCTTTTAGTTTGTGGTTACTTAATTTTGTTGCCTGTTACAATGTCGGTAGGACTTGCTATATCCCATTTCCCATTTTCGTGATATATGGTGTAGTCTGATGTGTTCTTGCTCATATCTATAATCAGTAGTCCTTTGTAGTACCAGAAGTGTGTGCAAACATTGTGTACGAACTGAGTGTATACTTTTTCTACCGTGCTATCCATTGTGTACTTCTCTCTTTCTGTTTACTAGTGGTTTATCTATCTGTACTTAGTATACACCCTATTCTCCCATCCGTCAATACCCAATTTTGGTATTTTTGAATAAACACTAAAAATTCAGTGTTTATTAGTACCTCATAATAGACATAAGCCTAGCAACACCATATCTGAACTTTATGTATTGCTTGTTTTCCCAGTACATATGTATATCGGCTACCTCTTCTACTAGCAAGAAAGCATTGCTTTGAAAGTATATTTCTTTCTCTAGAGTAGAAAGTATTTTCCATAATTGTTTATACCCCATAGATATCTCCTACATTAGGCAATGGTATGCGTTCAGTCATATTGCGTACTGTGTCATACCATAATCCTCTTGAGTACAGCTCATACACATCTTCTCTAGTCATATCCGTATCTACTAGTTTAGGGTATGGTAAAATGACCTGGTATAGATTATCTAGAAATTCATCACCAAAAAGCTTATATGCTCGTTCAGTAGGGTTGTCTGCTGTGAGAGCATCATATTCTAGCCGTAAACCACTTCTACCTTTAGGTGTTAGACGTGGTATATTGTCTGATACATCCCCATTGATAGCTAGATGTAATAGCCAGGTCTCGTTATTCCACGCTACATCTTCCAAAGCCTTGGGTAGTTTATCCTCTCTTATACCCATTGTATCACCTTTTGCATTATGTATTGTAGCATTAGGTATCTGATAGTAGTCTTTATCTATCCCTATAATAGATAGTCCCTCTTGTATGGATAAAAGGGCAACAATATCATCCCCTTCTGCCCCAAACATTGAGATTATATGAAGTCCATTATATGGGGCATTGCATCTAAGTTCTTTCCAAAATGCACGGGCTTTGATGTGTTCTGGTTTATCTCCATAATCTTTTCTGTTTGCCTTATATTCTTTATTATGCTCTTTCCTATAAGAAAACCTATTCTCATCAGCCAGTACACACCCTGATAGCATTGTATACTTTTGGCATGCCATATCGGCATACCATACTTCTGGATTAAAAGCATATGTATACACTATGTACCCCATATCAGCCACAAATGATATTCCATTATTCATTGTCATACCTACTTTCATTTTTTAATTCCCTTCTTTCCCTTTTATGGTGCCGTCGCTTAATCCTCTTCTTCTTTCCTGGTTTGTTCAGATATGCATAATTAAGCTTACCGTAATAATCTTGCTCTTCTCCACTAGAATAAGGTACTATCCTCTTTCGCTTTTCCACTTTACTTACTCCCTTCACTAGACAACGCTATTATATCTTCACTCTCATCATACATAGACTGATTAAACGTCAATTCTCCCCCACACGGTATCAATCCCCATCCAGGAAGGGTATTCAATTGAGGTATGCTGTTAAGGTGTAAGAAAGCCTCTTTGCATATCTTGGTCACTATGTCCACTTCTGATGGGTGTGTGTCAATGAACACACTATCGTGTATTTGCATAATGAGCATACTTTTATACTCTTTTAGACGTTCTGCTATATAGCAACATAGTTCTAGGCATATGTAAGCAGAGATAGCCTGTACAGGAGTGTTCATTGCTTCCCTTCTTACCTTTCCCCTACCCCCATACTGATAGCTGTACCTATAATCCCTTACTTTCTTGTAAGTATCCATACCTCGTATATGACGAAGTGCAATAGCTACTTGTTTCTGTTGCCATTGTATTAGTTGAGGATACGCTGTTTGCAATACATCAAAGCATGCTTGTATAGCACTTTCTTCAGCACCCGTGCGTTGTGCTAAATTACTAGCACTTGTTGCACCGTATAATGCAGCAAAATTCACAGCTTTTGCTGCTTTACGTTGGGTGTCTGTTACTTCCTCCATAGGTACACCAAATGCCTTACTAGCAGTAACCTTATGAGCATCTTGCTGCAATGCTTCTGCAAAGAGAGTATCTCCAGACAACCATACTGCACATCGTAATTCTGATTGTGCAAGGTCAAATTGTGCAATGCTACCACCATCATAACGGCTTGTGAATATGCGCTTTACCGTTTTTGGTACCTGTTGTATGTTTGGTTTGACGCAAGACGTCCTACCAGTATCGGTACCCAATACCTTCACTTCAGGGTGTAGGTATGGGTGCTCTATGTCTAAAGTGTCCTTGTATGTGCTATAGAACGTTCCTAGTAGCTTTGTGAGTGTCCTATATTGCAACAGTGTATCCACTACAGTATACCTCTCTTTCAACGGCTCTAAAGCCTGTACAGACACACTATACTTACCAGTAGCTGTCTTTGTATTTAGTCGTATGCCATTGCGCTGTAGTGCTTCGGATACCTGATTATTGTTGCCCCATTCTATAGGAGCATACTGGTTCAACGTTTGCTCTAATACCGCAATCTCTTGCTGAAGTTCACTATACACAGCGTCTAGTTTTGACATATCTACATATATACCCGACAACTTGGCATTGCCGAATACCTGTAGACTTTTCATTGTAAGATGATCTATAGGACGCAATGGCTTGCTCGTGTAGTGTTGGTATATATCATATGTGCAAAGAGTATCCACAATGGCATATTCTTTGTTGTATGCTCCATTGACTTTATACGCATTGGGATGATACTTGCTGTGTTGTGTAGCCAGATGTTTCAATGAATTATGGTGGCAACCTCGTGCTTTGCTTAAGAGCATTGTATCTACAATATCAAAATCAAAGAATGACTTACCTATTGCGTTACTGAGGAAGCATAGGTCAAACATTAGATTATGTCCTATGACCTTGCACTTTGAGTGAGCTATATAGTCATATAGTTGTTCTATGATAATGGGGATGTTTGTATCAATGTAGGATACGGTATTTAACGATGGATAATAGACTTGTATGCTTGTTATGCCCTCATTTCGATAATCTAACCCTGTTGTCTCTATGTCTAGTACAATATCTACTTGCTTTGTAGCTATGTGTGGTATTATGTCCACATCTATAGCAGGTAGAGACGGCTTACCACTAAACCGTTGTATGTCTAAGTTTTGATAACTAAGTGTTATGCTATCGGTTTCACCATACGTAGCCATACACCAGCAAGAGCCTATCTTAAACCAAAAGCCGTGATAGTTATGAGTGCTAAAGGTACCCTCACTGGCTTTGTTGTCTTTGCCGTATATCCCAGCAAGTTCTAAGGCTACTTGTATGACTTTTGCACCAGTGAGCAATACTTTGTCGTATTCTGCAAAGTCAAACTTCTGTACCGCTTTACGCACCTTCGGCAAAGTAGTTTCTGTTATGGTGTGGTGCGGTATACTCTTTAGGTTAGTGTGCAGTGTAGGTAAATTTGTGATGTGCAATATATTCATCCTATATCCTTTCTACTAATACTACTTTAATGTATTGTACCACAGATAGGGCGGTTAGTCCAGGCGTGTATCATAATATCCCCTTCTCTTTCATACGATTGATAAACCAATTACGAGTAACAATCTTTCCTCTTGCTTCCTGGTCATATGCAAACATATCACCAGCATCTTTAACCCGTGATGGCAATATCTCTACATACTCCACATTGCTACTGTGTTGCACTGTTTTAGCAAAGAGAAATAGGTTATGCCTGCTGTAGATTATGTCGGTATCTGGTGTAAGGCATAGTGGGTAGTGTTGTAATAGTTTGATAGAAGAGCGTGTGATTTTGCCAAACACACATACACTGTCGGGCAAAACCACATCGTATACCCCTTCTACTACACGCAATATATTCGTAGAAGATAGCTCTTTGCCAACATACCCTAACCCTCGATAGCCTATATTCTCTGATTGTTTGCCACCAGCATACCTATGATGGTACCCGATGACTTCACCATTAGGCTTTCTCATTGCCCATTGCCTATATCCCATATCAATGTTTTGCTGGCTTATAAGCAATGTATACCGTTCGTCTACTAGAATATGTGGTAAGGTATGGTAGTGGTCTAGCTCTATGAGAGTTTCAGGCATTGATATAGTAATACCCGAAGTGTATTCTAAGAATTGGTTAGCAGTAAGCCTTCCACCACTACCACACCTATGGCAATACCATAAGCCTGTTGCCAGGTCTATTCCCATATGGGCAATGTGCTGCCGTTTATAGCTATCCCCACACTCTATGCAACGAATGAATAGGCGGTTGTTATGTATTGTGTTCTTATAGTATGCCATATATCCCTCTATCTGTATACAGTATATCATACCCTACACTGATTGTCAATACCCATTTTTAGCTTATCAAAAGATACTGTTTCCCCCACTTGAGATATAATAGATACCGCGTCAAGTAACTTGTCTAGGGGTAAGTGATACCATTCGAGACGAATGTGATATCTCTTGTATCTATGGTGTAGTGTGGTTTCCGTACTATATGCAATATACCTACTTTTGCAACGTACAGTATGAAAATACCTCAATTCAAAGGGGTTACCAGTTTGTAGATTATCTTTCCTTCTTATCAAGTCGCTAGTAACCCCTATTTTGTAGTAAGGCTCACAATCAAGTTGCAAAAGGTATATGTACGTTGGCTTCATACATCATTCCTTTTATCTAACTTCACATATATCTGATTACAATCACCCTTCTATAACGGTACTATATCACTATAAGTACCGGATATATCCCCTTATCTTTCAATGACTTTATATAGGTACGAATGGTGCTTTCTGTTATCCCCATAGCGTTAGACAATTCTTTGTATGATGCATTGGGGTGTTCTTTCAGATAGTCGAATACCCAGATGTTGCTCTCTTACTGTGAGTGGTTGTTTCTGTTCTGAGTAAATATCTTCATCTATAGGTATATAACCCTAGAGAGTATCTATTGTCTTGTTCATCCTCATCTACGAGAAAAATTGGGTGTTACAAACATATCTATATCATCAATATCATTGTCTGAAAGATTGTACCATTCTAGCCGTACATGCTTTTTACTGTACGTATAGTGCAACAAGGTTTCAATTGAACTTGCTATAGTATTTGGAAAGTTTCCACAATGTATACCCGCGTAAATGTTAGCTCATTAGAATTGCCAGTTTGTAAAGTGTCTATGCGTCGTTTTGGGCTATCAGTTATCCCTATCTTATACTTGTCGGTGTCACCCTGTTTCTCGTATGAGGTATACGTAACTCATTTATCTTTCTCCTTACATTTTTATTAGGTTAATTTATCCCCTATTACAATCGCCTATATCACTGATATATTGCAATCCTATACTGATATATCGCAATCCTATACTGATATATCGCAATCCTATATTGATATATCGCAATCTATAAAACTGATACAGCGCCATTCTCTACCTGTAAATATCCTTTGCGTTTTAACCCAGATAGATATACCCGAAGTGAGTTATCATTCATACCCATTGCTTCGGATAATTCCTTACTCGTTGTATGCTCTATCTGATGTTCTTTCAGATAGTCATACACCCAGATGTTGCTCTCTTACTGTGAGTGATTGTTTCTGTGCAGTCTTACCTCGTGCTGATACTGCTTTCTTATGCTTCTGTGATACATCTATACTATTCGATAGTGACGTGAATAGCAGCACGATGCTAAATGAAGCGTGTAACCATCCTTCTTTGCCATATAGTTCTATGGCAATCCCAGAGGTAAATAGGGTAGCCGTAACGATTGCAAACCAGGTAAACACATTCTTTTGCTTCTTATTGCTTTGCAATACAACGGTCATATCTAAAGCAATACACGCTACCACTCCAAAAGTATTCATCAGTAAGCTATCACTATCTGTGGTAAACCATAAATATACCAATGGAAAGTTTCCACTGGCTAATAGCATAACGTTTAATTCGTCTCTGTGTTTGAGTAGACGTTTCATACCTCACTCCTTTCTACATAACTACCCCATTGAATAGCCATAGCATCAGCTATACCTTGAAATGTCTTACTACGAATTTTGCCCCTATCTTTAGATGGTGGGCAATGGTGTATGCTTGTTTGTATATTTTCGGTGATTATATGTGTCGGTTGCAGTAGGGGTAAACCCCTTAGCCACAATCCTGTTTTCTTACGCTCGTTATGCCCATACTCATATGGTTGTATGTACTGGTCAGGTTTGCGTATGTGAGTAGAGATAATCCCTACAGGATTTTCTAACGCTATATGGAGTATAGGTGCATCTAGTAACGTTTTCACAAACTGCAATGCCTCTTGTTGCTTCTCTCTCCTACCTTCATCATTAAACCATCTTGCCCCACTAATAGCCAGGTATGTACACGGGGGATGTGCTATCATCATATCCCAATCCTCATAAAGTATATCAAGGACATTCCCTATATGATGGAAAGAGTTATGGCTGCAATCCTTTTCTGTAGGCAAGATATCACAGCTACATACATACCAACAAGGATACATCTTTGCAAAAGCTTCTCTTACTATACCGCTATACTCACAAGCAACAAGAAGTTTCATTCCCCATTCCTTTCGTCTATATAATCCACTATCAGCTTGCAATACCCCATTATATCCTGCCAGTGGTCTACATTGTATGGGCTATGCAAAGCTCGAAACAATTTACTGAGGATGAGTACCCAGTTATGTGCAAACGGTGAACGTGTAAATAGATTGCTCTGGTGTAGCACATCATTGAATGTTTGCATAACACTACCAGTATATAACCACGCATCGTTATACTGGGATTGACGGTTTTCAATCAATTGTTCTGTTTTCATTCTATCTCCTTATTCACATAATCCACTACTACAAGTATCCTGGTCATCCTCTGGGTTATACGCTCTTACTTCTTTCGTTGTCATATTAGCCCACTTAAGTATTGCGTCAATATCAGCATATGGCTTACCGTTGTTTGCTACCTTGTTATGAAACTTAGCCTTGCCTATAGGAGATATGAACGGAAAGTTTCTTTTCTGTTCTGCTTTGCGTACTTCTTCTATGTGTTCTGGTAAAAGTTCTCCAGTAAGTTTAAGTATGGATTTACTAGCATAAATGCAGGGCATACACCCCACACGGTTACAACCTAAATCATATAACTTATTACGCTCAAACCTATACTTTGCGTGTATATCCCACACATCTTGCAAAGTGAAATTCCTTATTGGGTACCATGAATACATCATAGTACCTAAATCTAATTCAAATTCGTCAACTTCACCCCTACCATTCCTATACGTACCCTCTTCTTTCCGTATACCTTTAGCAGTTATGTACTCATCATACCTATTCTGATATTCTCTTAAAGGAAATACCTTTAGTTCTTGGGTGCAATATCTAACTAACTGTGTAGGTATCCCTCGTTTCTCCATAAGTCCTACCATACCATCATACTTCTTACTCCTAACTATTTGTATAGGATGATGCATTGCCATTCGTAGTACTGTGGAGTAAGTGTAATGATGTTCCCATCCTGTATCAGCGAACAGGAGACGTATTTGCTCTTTTGGTATTCCACTCTCATAGAGCAAATATAGTGCCATAGCACAACTATCTTTACCCCCACTAAAACTAGCCAGCACAGGTATTTTGCGTTCTATAATCTCTTCTACGTTCATAGTTTCCCCTTTTCCCCTAGAACACTCAACACAATAGCATCTTGTATATGGTTTATCGTATATGTATAGATATTGTATTGTGGATACAATGTATTGAATTTCTCGTATACCAATTCTTTCTCACAATTCCCCTTTAGTCCTAATGCCTTGCGGACGTTTAGCGGTTCAATTAGTTTTATATTGTCTGTACCTACTATACCGATAATACACCCTATGAATAGGCTATTCAATCGCATTTGTGATTGTCTAGCTTTCATTGCAAACATCGTAAAGTCAATAAGTAAGGTGTAATCCTCATCAAGTGATGTAAGCCAGTAAGATACGTCATTTGCCTTCCTCATATATTCTGCAATATCACTTTCAAGGGACAATCCAGTACTATAGTGTACTGAAACATTTTTGCTAGATACTGCAAAAGCCACATCTTTGATACTACAATCCATACCTACGTATAGCATTTACCCTTCCTTTACCTTCTCATATACCCAAATTGTCCACAATGCACCTATAATTTTCAATGTAGTCTGAACCAAAATTAGTATGGGGTTAAAACCAAACGCGATAGTTATGAATACCGCGCTGTCGATTGGACTACTTATTACACTACTTATGAACGCACGAGTTGCCCAACTACCTTTGAGATTTTGGAATACTATATAATCTACAATCTCAGAGGCAAGGAACGCACTTGACGACGCAATGGCAATGGGTAAGAAGTCTACACAAAGAAGATATGACAACACACTACCAACACCAATAAGGAAGAACATATACCACCGTTTCCGTGTTTGGTGCAATATATCCCTGGTTGTCATCGTTACAGCTATGAGCACCAATGGTATTATGTATGCTGCACTTTCTCCTAATATACCTACCATAGTATTTGCCAACACAACCGAAAGCACGTACAGTACATCAGCAACATATTTCTTCATTTAACCCCTCACAACTATCTTTTAACGTATTATACCACTTCATCATATATCCGTAGTCATTCGCCAGGTTCTTAGTCTTGCCGCTAGGGTTCGGTATCCTTCTACCAGCGAATGACCATGCCATACTGTCCGCACTTGCAATATTGGTAGAGACTTCTTTTAGTGCTGTTGTCTTTAAGCCAAAACCGTGGAGTGATATACCCATACTAGCAATGGTTTGGATTATATTGATACCCTCTTTCGTCTTTTGTCGTCTACATATAGACCCTAGCCCTACAATAGGATATTGAGATAACACAATACCGTATTGCTCATACAGGTATATGCACTGTAGATACTCATTTAGCGTATACCCTTGTATGACTGGCAATACATAAAGGGATGTATCTACAAGTTGACGTAGTAAAATGAAGTTCTCAACAGTATCTACCATGTGCTGTTCTACTGTTCTTTTAGTCTTTTGGCATATAAAGGGTTCACACATACTATCTTGTGGTGCAATAAAGTCTGGCTTTCTTCCTACACCGTCTACTATTCTATGTACTATGTCGGTATATTGTTGTGGAGTTTGGCTCCACTTACCATATTTAGACAACTCAGTAAATCCACCGCTATCTAGCGCATATCCCACGTTTGCACGTGGTAACTTCTTTCTTTTCTCTAATATCCTTCTCGAAACCATAAATGGTATCTGCATTCGAGGTATCCAGTTTGGCATATGTATACCTACATAAAACTTCATAGTATAACCTCATAAATTGATAAGTATGGGGCATACCCGAAGGTATACCCCTTGACCGTTAAGCTAACCCCTACTCTAGTCGAAACCCTATCATCCCCACAAATAAGCAGCATTTATCTCTATAAGATTGTTTCTTACATAACTATAATCTTATGTCCAAGGTATTCCACCATTGATTCTTCCTTCATCGTATACCCTCTTTCTGTGTACTATTAGTAGTATATACTAGTTTTTGGAAGAGAAACTAGCAAAACTCTTTTCCGTTATACGTATTCTTCTAACATAATAATGTGTCTTGCCAGGGTGATGCAATCCCCTTTGTACTTTGCATTAGTATAGCAAATACAACCGTTCTGTGTGACTTTTGCAAAGGTTCCATCAGGCTTTATAATAACTGCCTGATATTCACTAGGTGTTTTCGACACTATAATCTTATGATCAAGGTATTCCACCATTGATACTTCCTTCATCTTGTTACCTTCTTTCTGTTTACTATTAGTAGTATATGCTAGTTTTTATAATGAAGAGAAACTAGCAAAACTCTTTTCTCTCTTATTTACCGTAGATATGCATATCCTCCAAAACTATCTCTTTTGCCTCTTTTACTATTACTTGTGATTCTGTATTGCCTGTTACCATAACCACCACCTTTTGGTCCCAGTGGTTGAAATCTGCAACATATTCCCCATTTGGCTTCACAATCACCGCTTCATAGTTTCCGTTGTCCGTTTGTCGTACGATAATCGTATACCCATTAAACATAATCTCTTTCATAGTCTTACCCCTTCTTTCTGGTTACTAGTGTTTTTCTTTTTTATCTGTATATAGTATAGCATACCCTACATGGTTTGTCAAGTAGTATTATGCAGTATTTATCTTTCATATCTATAGAGCACAAGCACCATTGCTACAATTACTGTACTGGCTGTCTGTCTCGTGCTTCTCTCTCAATGCTTCCTCAATTGGTATAGCTGTCAATGGTTGTCCACTACGACTACCATTAGCATATACTGTTATTCCCCTTAGATATGGCATATACCTAAGCAAGATAGCACGGTATTTGTCTAGAGTTTGCTCATTGTTATGTTCTGTTCCCCATTGTGGTAGATTGATAGTGCTGCTTATGGCATTATCGCAATACTTCTGAATATGTGCTTGCATTTCTACCCGACGCTTAAACCCATCTTCTAAAGCGGCAAGGCTATACGCATCTTCAATGCTGCTAACATATATGCCTTGTTGCATAAATGTCTCAACATTGCTATCAATTACTACTTGCTCTTGTAGCTCATTGTTAAGCGTATATCGCCACTTATACGCAAGTGCAAATATTGGTTCAATGCCAGATGATACCCCACCAAACAATCTAGAAATACTACCTGTTGGCGCGTGCGCTATATGACCTTCTAATTGAGCATACCCATACTTATTGCACCAATACTCCCCATAATAGATTGCCATATCTTGCAAAACACTGAACAATTCATCTAGCTCATTGCACCATTCATATTTCAACCCTCGATGTATAAGCCAGTTATGCAAGCCCATAACACCTAGCCCAACACGAGGGTGTTGTGTTGCTACTTGCTTGAATTCCTCAGTAGGATACATACTTCTATGTCGTATGCGCAATAAAGCTAGCATAGCCCATTTGATTACTTCTTCCATTTGGTCTATGTGTGTGATGTTTGCTAGATTTATACTTCCTAGAACACAAGTATCTCTATCATATGCTGAAACCACTTCACCACCATTATGTTATCTGCACTTTCATAGATTAGATTATATGTGCAGTTCAGACTATACCACATACCCCACTTCGGTGTAGGGTATCCTTTGGTAGTCGTTGCGGGTTAGTTTGCATCTTTGCACTATTCCCCACAGGATTGCCTATCTCTAGGCTTTCCCTGTTATTCAGGTTATTCGATAGCCATTACTGGCTAAAGGCGCGTTATATTTCACGCATTGGTTAATATCTGGTTATCAGCATTAAATCGAATACCGGGTTCTGAAGTGCTAAACATATTATATGTAGTCGTATTCCACACCGTATGAGCAACACTATCTCCATTGTAATATGCATCTAGAAAGTCATTATCTAGCCGAACAGATACGTTAGTTAAATCCAGTGGTGCTGGGTAGCCTATTGCATCTATTGTCTTTAGTCGGGTATACTCCTCATTCCAGTTCTTAACGTCTATGAAGGTATCCATATCACCGTGTTTCCAGTGAAGTTGAGAGAGCAAAGCCGCCCTTCTCGTGTTCCCTTGCATAATGTGTCTAGCAATCTCATTGATAATATGCATTGTACTTATTGCACCACTAGCCGTACCACCACTACCAGCTATGTATGACCCATAAGGCCGTATCGCCGAATAATCTACTCCACATCCCATACCCTTCATCAGGGATAGTTGTACATCGTGTGCTAAACTAGCCCAACCTTCTGCACTATCGTCAACACTGAACAACCCACAATTGACCATATACGGCTTAGACTTCCCAGCTCCATACCAAACTCTACCACCAACACTAAATAACTCTTTCCTCAGTATGCTTTCTAATTGAGGAATACCTAGGGCTTCACTTACCCTCGTACAACCCTGTTCATATGTTTCACCAGGGTATGCAGCATACTTTCCTTTCCATAGCTCTTCATTGATACTCATACATCCCCCATAAAGACTAAAATGCCCTGGCTATTATACCAGGGCATATTCGTATCTCTCTTTTTTAATTAATTCGCAAGTCCACTAGATTAATTTCATCTCCAGGCTTATGTCCATAAACCCAGTAGATCATACCCCTATACTCTACTCTATATCCCCCTTCTGTCGGTTCAATGATATTAGCACACGCTACACTATGTTCTGTAATTCTAATTACAAAGTACTCCATTATCCCCCCTTAATTCAAACTAACATCAGGCAAACTATCGAATACTTCACTAGTAAATAGAGTGGCTATCTGAACTATACACGGGCTATAGTCGTCTAGTATATTCTCTACTATAGCGTATAAGTACTCAAAAGTATCCACTACAAGGCCTATCTCAATAGTGGATACTCCATTATCAATAGACAAATGTACTTGCACTATCGGTTATCCCCACTACCTTTAATTGTACCCCGTTCTTTCCTAGATAATAGTTTGTTAGCGTTCTTTCGTGCAATGCTTTCTAGAGTTTCATTGTTACCCCTAGCAAGCTGATTCACCATAAATAGGATATCGCCTAGCTCTTTGCTAATTTTCTCCATATCTTCCTCTTCTATGTTCCCCTGGTTATCTCGTGTTGCTTTAGCATAGATTGAAAGCAACTCTCCCACTTCTCCTGCTAATGCTGGCAACAAGTACATCTCATCAAGGAACACAGTAACCTGTTTACCCTGGTCACTCCACACCATACTGTTTCCCGTAGGATAGATAGCAACGTCCTTGCATACTTCTTCATAGATATCTTGCCAGTTTTCCTTATTCCAGTTCTTAATGGCTTTCATAGTTTACCCCCTTGTTTCTATATCATTTAATAGAATTTGTCACTCTAGATTTCCATATCATATGCCAACACTTCCCCACTCACAGGTTCTGATGTTACTTGCAATGTTTCATAATTGTAGTTGTAAGAACATTTGTTACCAGACACTGCATAACGGTGCTTTAGACACATAAATGATACTGTGTTACTCGTGCTATCACCTATTGCCATACCGCCCTTAGATATGGCGTATACAGCTTCAGAGTAGAACGCTTTATAGCTACTCTCCGAGAGAGAGTTAAGTGTGATAGTCGCATCACGGTTTAACTGTGTAGCAGTTATGAGCAAGAAAGCACGCTTGCTCATTCTCAACAAGTTTGCATAAATAGTTGCAATATCTAGTCGTGTGTCTGAACCATACTTCGTAATAAGCAAGTCTGCATAATCTACGATGATGATAGTGTTATTGTCTGCATACTCTTCTATGTCATTCATAGATACACTGCCTGCTATAATAAGATTATCTGTATTGTCCTTTAGCGCAAGATGTTTTGCTCTATTAGCAACAGCATTACGTGTCATTTCCAGGCTTACAAATACTACTCGTTTGCTATGCTGTTTTGCAATATCATCTGCAATAGATAGCATCATTGATGTTTTACCACTACCACTACTTGCCCCTATAAGCATAAGGGTGTGTGGTACGAAACCCCCACTGAGATAATCAATGGGGGCAAAGCCTGAAGGTGTAATGGTATGGTCATCTGGCTTAATGTCATCGAAGGAACCTGTATCATTTTCTACGAGACTAACTTTACCTTTGCTGAATGCTGCTATAATTGAGTAAAGTTCTAGCTGTTCCTCTAATGGCATTGTACCAGCATCTTTTACTTGCTGATACATATGCTTTGTGAGGATTGCTCTTATGTCTTGCTGGCTACCACTACCTTCTTTTGACATACTGTCTTTGCCTTGCTGATATAATTCTTCTAATCGGGTTAGACTAATATCTTTAAGCAAAGCAGCACTTGTTAAACCGTCTTTACCTATACTTGTAAGTAATTCATACTGAGGAGTGTATTGCTTTAATGCTTTCGGTATTGCGGGCATACCGTGTTCTGCTACTAAGTAGACAAGTTTATGGAGCATACTTATTCCCCCGACTAACTGTCATTGCCAAATACTTACCCAGGTACTTGTTCCGCAATTCTTCTAATGCTTCAGGGTTACTTTTAGCAATACGGTAAGTGTCCCCCAATAGCACAGAATATGCTGTGCTATATTCATAATCTCGTTTAATTCCGCTTTGCAACAAGTCGTCTACCTGTGTAATAGTTTGCATAATATTCATCTCCACTTCCTTAAATTCTACTAGGGATATGGTGTACCCATACCCCTAGTAGTATAACAGTTTCCTCTTTAATCGTCAAACAAGTCTTTGTCGTCTATATCAAAGTTATTCTGTGTGTTCTCTTTTGGTTTTGTCAGTTTTGCAACAAACTCCTCTATGCTCTCATCAAAACTATTGTAATAGTGCTCCATTACGTCAATCTGTTTGAGTGTGGGGTTGACGTGATACTTCGTCTGTATTCCTGTACCTTCTTTACTGAAAGTAAGCACAATACCTGTTTTAGGTGACAACGGTTTAATACCGTTATCTTCTTTAACCGCTTGCAAAATACGATTAATCTCTTTAACGTGTGTCGGTTTGCCTACTACCATTACTGGCACCAAGGTTTCACCGACAAGTTGTACTGCCTTGAAACATACCTGGGTAACTTTCTTACCCTGAAAGTCACTCTCAAACATATGAAAGTACTTCTTGTCTACAGTGTTTTGCCAGATGATACGCAATTGTACTTTATTGTCTTGCTTTGACAAGTAGAGCGTATTGCCATTAGAGATTTCTGCATTAAGTTCATTTACATTAACGTCAAATACACTATCGTCCCATTGTTCCATACCTTGGTGTTTAGTGTCCATTACTTCGATATCATTTGTCACTTTAGCCTTTGCCATTAGAATATTCTCCCTTACTTATACATTACACAATTAAGATTATACCCGTTACCGCTTACAACATATCCCAACCTCTCATTTTAGACTTGAGGTATGGTGTTAGAGCTGATGCAATATATCGTGTTGCTTAGGAGATACGATAACCAAATTTGATTTTAATATCCCCGATACTTTCCAGGTTTTTAGATACTTCCAACAAATGATGTACCTCAAACCTGTTCCTTCATCCGTTTCACTTTAGCGATTTCTTCATCGGTATGAACCGTCCCGCCAGCGTTGAGGTCAACGTACCATTGCAGCACGTCGTCGCGGGTCTTGAGATCGTTGACTTGCAACGTCAGCGAAATGCCCGTTGGGATACGGCCCTCAAACTCATCAATGGCAAGCCCGAACGCCTTAATTTCACCTCGAAGGAACCTGAGTATTGCTGTCAATCGTTGCAAACCGTCAACCAGCACAAACTCACCCTTGAATGTCGTCATCCAGCCTGGATGGTTGAAAAGGATGGTGCGTCCGCTCTGCCCTCCACGCAACAGGAATTCAACGAATCGTACCTGCTGTTCTTCTGTCCAGACGTGTGCGCGTTGAAAGTCTGGCTCCATGTTCAAGTTATACTGTTGCTGGTATCGTGCCAACGTGTCCTCAATGGCATCAAGCGGCACGTCTGTCTGGTAGCTTGCCCTACTGATCTGCGGTATGTCTCTGAACTTCATTCCCTTGCTTCCCTTTCAGTTTTGCTTATGTGTTTTCTGTATCTGTATACAGTATAGCATAGTGAGCAAGGTTTGTCAAGTGTAATTTTGCAGTAATTAGCTATCATAAATATCTTCTACTGCAAAGCTGATAATAGGTTCCCCTTTTCTATCACCCTGACTATATACTAGTACATAACCACCAGTACTCAATGTGTTCATCTTCCAGTTTGGTGTTTTATGGGTATCCCTATACTCATTGTAATTCGATAGTGTTTCCTCACACAATGATTTACATCGGTTAACAGTATTAGCATAGTTCCTTGATACTTTCTTAGATACTCTCTCCTCTTTTCCTGTTCTATAATCACTGCAAACTATGTGGTACTTATATTCCTGGTGTCCATAACGTGGCTTATACTTTGGCATTCTCTTATTCCCTTCTTTCTATATACTGTTCTTTTCCTATCTGTACTCAGTATAGCATACCTTTCCCTACTTGTCAACCCCTATTTCCTACGAATTTTAAAGTATTTATCTTTCGTTTCTCTATAGTTTGTTATGTCTAGTTACATATTCGCATATATTTGTCATATATCACGGTGCATTGTAATCACATATTTTGCAACACAATTGTACTGATTTTCAACTAAGGAATTTTCCATATCTAGATACCTGTACACCCTAAACTATAATTAAAATATCCCTTTGTAAAGCCAAATACTACATTTTATCAATAGGGTATTTATCACGTGGTTAAATATTTAAGGCTTTACAAAGGGATAAAGTAAGAGAGAGTAAACAGTACTCGAGATATAAATTTATAAAATCTCCCAGGGTTCAATACGGTTACTTGCAACACTATAAAACATTGGGTGTGGAGTAGTTCCTACTAGAGCAACAAGGGATTGATTACGTTGTTCTAGTTTCATCCTTAGATGTTTTGCTTCATATTCTAACTGCTTATTGCTAATAGGCAACAGTATCGGTATGTAGTCATAATATACTATCTTAGACTTATTAAACCTATACCCTCGTGCTATACTTTCATCATACACAGCTGATAGATACATATCTATATGAGCAACACTTTTAAATCTATGTAACTGTGGATGTTTAGTATAACCACGTGTTTTACCAGCAAGAACATTATGAGCTAGTAATCCTTCTCTCCATAATGCAACAATACCTTTGCTGTCTAAATATTTAGGGTGTATACTCCATAACCTCATATCTATGCCCTTCTTTCAGTATATCTTATGTATTACTTAGTATACCATATCTGGCAACAAGTGTCTAAATTTCGCCATAGTACTTTAGTACTCTCTACATTATGGTATCTATAGCTATGTGGTATATATCGAGAGGCATATTCGCAATAATTTGTCATATATCACGGTGCATTGTAATCATATATTTTGCAACACAATTGTACTGATTTTAAACATATGATTTTTCCATATCTAGATACCTGTACCCTCTTATTTGATTTTAATATTCCCCATTGCAAAGCCTTAAACCACATTTTATCAGGTATTTATCAGATTGATTGATTTAAGTGATTGCAATGGGGAATATTGAGTATACTAAAAATTACGTCTCTTTTCAAATGGAAAAGAATTTACTGTACAAATACCAAGGTGCCCTTACTTCGTGTAAGAGCAACATACTTCACATTCTTGCGCTGTTGTACTTGCTCACAGTTACTATCCGCATAATCCTTATCTAATAACTCTGGCTCTAGTATGAATACTCTTTCAGCTTCATTTCCCTTTGCTCGATGTACTGAGGAAAAGATTATGCCTGTACCTGTATCAGCAAAGAGTGTGTCTATACCTTGCTGAACATTATCGTAATGTTCTTGTATTGAAGCAAGGCATTCTATGGTATCCTTTAAGATAGCAATAGAATTTTCTGAAAGACCCCTATCTGTGTATTTAGCTATCATATCTGATTTATACTGTTGCATTGTTTCCTCATTCACATTTCCATATTCTTTCTTTATTGCCTTATAATGCTTCATTATGTCTTTGCCTATATCTCTACCTCGTACCTTTACACCAGCAACATTGTTCTTTATAGCTCGTATGGCTAATCGTATCATAGGAGCATTATGTCTACATATAATTAAATCACCTTCAGCAAACATATCAATAGCTTTGCTCTTTGTGATGTATTCTATACTACCTTCTATGCAATCTGGTTTGTTCTCAATGTATGGTACTATCTTACGTGCAAGGTCTAGGTGTGACGAAGGACACCGATAACATATACTTAATGGCAATGTATGAGCATTAGTTTTACTCTGTATTATCTTCATTGAATTACTCATACTACCAGCAAACATTTGTATAGCTTGCTTACTATCTCCAAAAGCAACATACCTACTATTCATACTACCTATACGTAATGCTATACCTAATTGTGCATTGCTTAAATCTTGTGCTTCATCTATAAGTATTATGTCTGGAGTGTAGGTATACTGTAATCCTAATACATTAGGAGCAAAGATCATATCATTAAAGTCAATATATCCTTGCTGTGTATGCTTTAAACCTACTTTCATAATAGCATTGCAGTATGAAACTAACTTCTTGTTACTTAAATGTTCTATAGGTATATTGTATGTGTTTAAAAGTGTTTGTATTGTATACTCGTTCAATTGATATGATTCTGTTACTTGTGCAAAGTGTATTACTTTTCGTAATTCAGGTATGATGGTTACTGGTAACTTATATTGCTTTATGAAATTCTCGATAAGGGTATAATATTTGTTGGTATCTAGTGTAAGTCTACCGTATGATTGCATTAACATATTATAACCTATACTGTGTAATGTCTTAACATCAACAGTATCCCCATACTGCTCTAACTTATTGCTCAATGAAGTCTGGTTATGCTTATTAAACATTACAGCAAGGATACGTGTAGTAGGGCTATGTTGCAATAGATAACGAATACTATGTTCTAAAGTAAATGATTTACCACTACCAGCAACAGCCTCTACTATAAGATTCCCTTTGTTATGTTGTAAGTAATCAAATATTGCTTTTTGGTATGCTGAATATTCCATTTGTGTACTCCTATACTATATACCCTTAGTATCTCGATGATCTACTACTTAGTATTATATCATATTTCTTGCCCTATGTCAATGGGGTATGGTAAAGTGGAACATATCTCACTTATAAAGAGGAGTGTTTTAACTGATTGCAAAGCAACATCCTAGTTCACGGTTATATATGTATAGATCTATAAGTATACAGTATACTGTAGTAGGTATAAGGAATTAGATACATATCTAATGGGTATAGGTATACTGTATAAAGTATAAGGCAACGTTACACATACACACTCTAACACAATATTAACATAATATGACTTGCAAAGTACCAATACATGGGGTATTGTATTATGTATCTTGCAACAATAGGTATACTGTATGTAGCCGCCCCGTAAGGGCGGCTTAATGTGTATTATGTATCTTGCAACAATAGGTATACTGTATACAGTATAAAGTATAAGGAATTAGATACATATCTAATGGGTATAGATTATTCCTTGACAAAGTACCAATACATATGGTATACTATCCATAGTGAGTAATCACACATAGTATAAGCAAGGAAGGTTAATTATATGAGAAAACCAACAATTTACGTATATGACTATTTACCAGGAACAGGAAAGAGTACACACATTATGGACATCATACGAGAAAGTGATGTTAGCAACACACAATGGCTATACATCACACCATTATTAAGTGAGGCAGAGCGTATTGCTAATGGAGTTAGGCATACTACTTTCATACATCCACCGAATGATAAACATTTAGACAAATATCGTAATAAGACAGAATGGGCATTGCATCATTATGGTATGGGATATAGTATTGCTACAACACATCAGTTGTACAAACGATTAAAGGAACTACCAGAAAGCATTATGGGTAAATCGTACCTCGTTATAGACGAGGCAATAGAACCTTTAGAGCATATCTCTATACCATATTATGAGATAAAGCAAATGTTAGAGGCAGATACCATTGCTAAAGACAGTAATGGTAGAGTGTATTGGACGAACAAAGTACATTATAGCAGTTTAGATACTACTTCAGATACCTATAAGATGTATACTTTGCTTGAAAGAGAACACCAAAACATCTATATCTACAACAACAATGCAATATGGGAATTACAGATAGATGCATTAGATAAGTTTGATAAAGTATTCATCCTAACACACAACTTTGAAAATACAATTCTCGAAACATTCTTAAAGATGTATGGGTATGAGATACAATACATTAAAGCGGAACTAAGGTATACTAATGACGAAGTATTGCACCATATGAATACTTGTATAACGCTAATGGATACAAGTTCTATAGAAGAGAAGGGGTATCAATTCTCATTTAGTTATTGGGATACAGTATTATCCTATTGCAAAGCTAATAGGATGAAAGATTTAAAGACTATTCTCAAAAACCTGTTGCATAATGTAGAAATGGAAGATGTGTTGTATACGTGTCCAAAAGACTTTGCTCCTCAAATTATTCATTATGAATATAAAGAGGAACAAACAGACGAGGGGAAAGATCCCTTATACAAAGTATGGTTGCCATCAAAGACTAAAGCAACAAATGACTATGCTCATAAGACAGACATTGTATACCTCTATGATAAATATCTTAATCCTAACATCATAGGGCATTTAAAAGTAAATAGAGGAATAGAAACAACACAGAAGCACAACACCACATATGCTATCAATGAACTTATGCAATTCATATTCATAAGTGCGATACGAAATGGGAAACAGATACGGTTATACTTGCCTAGTAGTCGTATGCGTAATCTTCTGAAGAAAATGCTTAATCAGCCACTAGAGAAAGAATATAAACGACATAATAGGTGCAAACTAACAGAATATACTCGAAACAAATTGATTGAGGATGCTGCTGATGGTATGCCTAAATCGAACATAGCAAAGAAGTATGGTATTAGCCGTATGCAAGTACATCGCATACTTAAAGAGCAATAACCATAGTATCTAGGATGTTGCTTTGCAACTGGTACTACACCCTTAAATTGGGACTTGACAAACTCCATACCTTGTGCTATACTACGTACAGAGTTAAGGAATTGATTACTTAAGGAGTACACAATGCTTACGGTAGAACAGGGTATGGAAGTTACACCACGTACAATCTATGTTTTCGACACTATAGAGTTTGCAATCATCAAAACCAGCTACAAAGAATATGTTGCCTACGAGATAAAGCGTGAATATGGAAAGATTGTAATGGAAGTATATTGCCCCATATTGTAATGGTATGGGGCAACAATACCTCTAAGGGAGATAAAGTGGGAAAACTAGCTCTTGCTCTATTAGGAATAGCTATTATTGCTATTGTAGCGGTATATGGTGTAGTAAAACCAGAATTAGAAAGTACTCGAGAGCGTAGGGTACAGCACGAGAGTACGATGCTTAATTTAGAAGAGAATGAAGCTATACACTGGCAAGAAGAGCATATGCCCATCGTACTTATTGCAAAGAGGTATACTGTTCTATTTCTGTTGCTATCTAGCATTATTGCTTCTATGGGTATTGCTATCGGTATTGCTATAAGGTTTTACAAATGGGGTTATTATTCCCAGGAGCAACAATACCAGATTAAGCTTGCAAATATACGTTCAACTACTATTATCTCTTGCGCACAGGGAGATAGACTCCCAAAACTAGATAGTAATAGTACAAACTTTCTTAATAGACTACTAATAGAAGGAACGTCAGAAGAATACGATATTATCTAAACCACAGAATTTTCTAGAGCATTTTTCTATATAGTCTATTTATCCCTTTGCAATCACTTAAAACGTATATTATTTTATTTACTGTGTCTAAATTGGGCTTTTAGGCTTTGTAATGGGATAAATAGACTAAAAATTTAGGGCTAAAATATGCCTTCAGGTATCTAGATATGGAAAATTCCTTAGTTGAAAATCAGTACAATTGTGTTGCAAAATATGTGATTAGAATGCACCGTGATATATGTAATAAAAGTGCGAATATGCCTCTCGATATGAAAGATAAATACTTTAAAATTCCTTGAGAATAGGGGTTGACAAGTAGGAAAAGGTATGGTATACTGTATACAGATAGGAAAAACACTAGTAACCAGAAAGAAGGGGTAAGAATATGAAAGAGATAAGGATATTGAGACTGACGCGCCATGAAGCTGGAGAAGAACAGGTAGCGGAACTTCGACGGATTTTCGGAGACAACAGCATTATCGTAGAGACCTCCGAAACTCTGCCAAACAACACCAGGGAAGCGGTTGCACGTTTTGATGCAATCGCTGCGGAGGCAGAGGTTGTAGAAGCCGTTCTGCCTGTGAATTTGCTGGAGAGTATCCTCAAATTCTCCAATTTCACTAAGAACGGAGGCACCCTGATAAGGGTTCAGGGGATGAAGCGTATTGTGAGTGAGGATGGTAGTGCAACGTTCATTTTCGAGCCTGACGAAAGTTTCTACGAGGTTGTCCGCTCGGTTGAGATTGTAACCGAGCGATTGTAAAACGGTAAATAAGAGAGAGAAGAGTTTTGCTAGTTTCTCTTCCAAAAACTAGTATATACTACTAATAGTAAACAGAAAGAAGGTAACAAGATGAGGAACGTAGTAAAAAGAGGTACACTAGTAGAAGTACATAATGCAGAAATAGTATCTAAAAAGATTAAACACACAGAAGAGAAAACAGAAGAAGGTAGTACAAAGAGTGTGGTTGGAAGGGTGGATTATGTATGTGTTAATAGCCCTACGATACTACTAGATATACCTGGAGTAGGAACGGGTATAGTTCACAAGGATAGAGTTACACTGGAAGGTGATACAATTATTCTAAAGGTAGAAGATATAGCAGTGTTTGCAGATTATACCGAATAAGAGGAGATTAAGATGTTAAAGGTTATCGCCGTTGGGTTGTGGATTATGGGAGCTTATGCAAACTATATGTTCTATGTAGCGTTTGGGAGTGATTATACCCTGGCTGTTGCCCTTGCGGTATTCAGTCAATTGACGTTTACATATCTAGAGCACATGGGCATTAGGAATAAGAAAGCCCATAACAATGTAGTATTTATGTCTGTAATCATCATAGCATCTATGATTGATGTTGTAATGACAGCTACAGGGTTGTATAGTGGGCTAGTTAATCTTCCGGGGCATATACTAGGGCAAATGATAGCCAGTTTGGGATATGAGATCTCAAACGCTTTTATCATCATTTTGTCTATAGTTATGGGTACTGTTATTGCTCTTGCTACGGAGATTATATGGAATGAGAGTTAGTATAGATAATTACTTCTAAATAACACTTGACAAACTCCATACCTTGTGCTATACTAAGTACAGGTAGAGAAAACACTAGTAAAT